GACGAAAAGCCCGGAAGAAGGGTGGGCGAAAGCTTATCCTTCCTTCGGGTCAGACACTTACACCCAAACCGGGATTTTTCTCGGTAAGGGTTCCCAGGGATTACCCCTGGGAGATGATGTGTCGTCTAAAAGACGACATTGCTCATCTAGCCCCCTCGGATGATCTTGACCGAGTGGAGCGGGTTATCCGCTCCAGGAGTCTTGACCAACTGGAGGAACTAGGGCGCGAGTGGGGGTTACAGAGTATACCTCCTTTCGTCAGTACACCGAATGAGCTTACGTTGTGTAAGTTTCGTTTGGGGATGAGTAACCTGATCCGGAAGTTCCGTTTCGATGGAAATTCCGAGGACAGAGAAGCAGTCGCGATACGTAATGTATTGCAGGCACGGCATAGTTGCAGACAGTTCAATCGAGCTGGCTACAAGTACCTCTTGGAGGAAGACGGGAAACCGAATTCCTTCTTGAGGGATATGCAGTACTTCTGCGCCTCCGTTCTTGGCCCCTTAGATGGGGACAAGGTCAGGCATTGGACTAGGCATGGCCCCGGTAGCTCGACACAAACGTCACGCGGGTTAGTCTCAACGTACAATAAGTACGTCGACTGGCCTTACCACGTTACGTCGCGAGCTGTCGGTCCTGCGCGCCGTTTAATCGAATCTGATCCTAGGTGGTACGGAGCCCTCGAGGATTCCTACCGAGAGAGGTTTGGTATTGAAAAATACCGGATTCTCAATCGAGAGGAGTTTTGGAGGAGCGTCTTTACCATTCAGGATTGGAATAAGATAACGACGGTGCCTAAGGACGGTCACAAGAACCGTCCAATCGCGATCGAACCAACAATCAATGTTATGCTCCAACTTGGCGTGGACGGCTTTGTCCGAAAGCGCCTTAAACGTTGGGGCATCGATATCGATTCACAAGAAAAGAATCGGTATCTGGCAAGGGAAGGGAGCATCCGTAAGGACGACGACTCCCCCTGCACCATTGATCTGTCAAACGCTTCCGACACAGTCTCGTTGAGATTGTGTAAGTTGCTGCTGACGGGTGATTGGTACGATTACCTGTGTGACTTACGGTGTCCGAGAGGACACTTGCCATCAGGCAAAAACCTACGCTACGCGAAGGTTTCGTCGATGGGTAATGGTTACACATTCGCGATAGAGACGTTAGTCTTCGCAGCCATAGCGTACGCTGCAGTAAAATACACCTATGGTGGATGGCGCAATGATTTAGTCTCCGTCTTCGGAGATGACATCATCGTGCCGGAAGCCGCAGGTGCACTTACTGTGATGTTGCTAGAAGCTTGCGGACTAACAGTGAACCGAGACAAGTCCTTTCTAAAGGGGCAAGTTAAGGAGAGCTGTGGTCACGACTACGTCTCTGGGCATATGGTAAGAACCGTGTACCTAGACGCTATGCCAGAGGACATCCGAGGAGTCATTAGCGACAGAAATCGGATCCACCGATGGGTGGATCTGAATTTTCACTGTCCGACACCTCGGGTGGACGAATTCGCTCTATCGCTCTTAGGACCTCAGCTTTGCTGTTTTGGTCCAAGGAGTGACGAGGAGTTCGACACCTACTGGCACGTAGATACACCCTCCATCAAACCTCCATATGAAGCCTTCGGGCCTCACTGGAGTCGGAGTGTGTATCGGTTTATGTGCATCGGTGTGATCCCAACCTGTGTGAAGCGTGCTAACAGTT